TCAGCACGTGTCACCTTATGGGATAAGCAGATACACAGCAACATGATGTCTGTAGATGAAGGCTTATACTTCACTAACGGTGAAGGCTTGTGTCGCTACTACGGATATACTGACAACGGTGATAGCTACACCATCAAATACTACACCAACTACTTTGACTTTGATAATTCAACAGCAGTTAAATACTTGAAGCGTCTTGGTATTACATTGATTGGTGGTAGTGGTCAAGACTTTGTACTTAAAGCAGGATATGATTACAGTGATGCTTATCAGTCATTCCCTCTGTCGATTGAGACACGAGCTAATGCTGAGTATGGTGTAGCTGAGTACAATACATCTGCTGAATATACAGTAGGTACATTGTCTGACACGGTACGTGCTCCTATAGGTGGATCAGGTAACGTAGTACAGGTAGGATTTGAAGCAACAATTGAAGGTGCTGAGTTATCTATTCAGAAACTCGACATCTACGTTAAACAAGGTAGGACATACTAGATATGGCAAATTATACGAAATTGACTGACTTTGCATCAAAGGATACGTTACCTAGCGGTAATGCTGCAAAGATTGTTAAAGGTACAGAGATTGATGATGAGTTGGCAGCAATTGAAACTGCCATCGTATCTAAAGCAAACCTAGATTCTCCTGCATTGAGTGGTACACCTACAGCTCCTACAGCTACAGATGGTACGTCTACTACTCAGATTGCTACAACAGCTTATGTTGAAACAGCAATTGCAGATCGTCTAACTGATACTGCTGATGTTATTGATGAAGATCATTTAAATGGTTTAGGTACTGGTACGTCAGGTCAGGTATTAACTTCTGATGGTGCTACTGGTTTTACATGGATTGCTGCGTCATCTATTGCAATGCCACCTACAACACAAGTATTTACTGCTGACGGAACATGGACAAAACCTTCTGGTTGTAAGACAATTAAAGTAATTGTTACAGCTGGTGGCGGGGGTGGTCAATCATCTGATTCACAAGGTGCTGGTGGTTCTGCTGGCGGTACAGCTATTAAATTTATTGATGTAACTTCTATAACATCTGAGACTGTTACAGTAGGGACAGGTGGTGCAGCTGGTGTAGCTGGCGGTGACTCTTCATTTGGTGCTCATTGTTCTGCTACAGGTGGTGCTGCTAGTGGCGGGGCTGCTGGAATAGGTTCTAACGGTACATACAACATATCAGGTGGCATGGGCGGTGGCTCAGGAGCATACAGAGAACCTGCTGGCTCTTCAGGTGGTGGATCTATCTGGGGTGGCGGTGGCGGTGGTGCCAACGGTGGATCTAGTATTGTGAATGGACATGATGCTTTATGTTATGGATCTGGAGGCGGTGGTGCTTCTGGTAACGGTTCATCAGCAGGTACTGGTGGCGCAGGTAGTGATGGAATTATTGTTGTAGAGGAGTTTTACTAATGGATTGGACAGGATTGATTGCAGGTGGTCTTGGACTGCTAGGTAGTTCACAGGCTCGCTCAGCAGCTTCAGATGCAGCAGCAGCACAATTAGAAGCTGCTAAGATTGCAGCAGATGCAGCAGCATTTAAACCATACAGTGTAACAACAGGCTTTGGTAGCTCATACTTTAACCCTGAGACACAGACAGCAGGCTACATTCTTGACCCTGCGCTGGAAGCATGGCGTGACCAGATGATGGGGATGGGTGCTCAGGCACTGCCTCAGTCTATGGACACATCAGCTAATGCACAACAGTACTACAATGAGATTCAGGGCATGATGGCTCCTCAGCGTCAGGCTGAGAATCTACAGATGCAGCAAGACTTGTTTGGTTCTGGTCGTCTAGGTATGCGTCTTGCAGGTGAAGGTGCTGGCGCAGGTACTGGCATGGTACAGCCAGATGTCTTTGGTCTTAACCAAGCACGTTCACAGGCTGATCAGGCTCTTGCTCAGCAGGCTCGTACACAGGCACAGACTGAACTTGATCAGGCTATTGCACGTGGTACTGGATTGTTCCAGACTGGTATGGGTATTGAACAGATGGGTCTAACTCCACTAGAACTTGGTGGTACATTCGGTGGCTACGGTAGCTCAGCAGGTTCTAACCAAGCTAATGCTCTACTAGCTGGTGGTATGGGCGCAGCTCAGGCTAACTTAGCAGCAGGCATGAACAGTGCTAATATGTTTGGTAGCCTTGGTGCTAACCTCCTCAAGTACAATAAGCCTACAGCATAAGGAGTAGATCATGGCAGATATTACAGGAATGTTCCAAGATCCTAACGCTATTCGTCAGTCTCGCATTGATGACATTTTAAAACAATACCAAGCTACTTCTCAGATGGGTGGTAGCATGAATCAGTTGTTAGGGCAGGTAGCTGCAGCAGGTAGTAACGTTGGTAACTTGATGGCTGAAGGTGCGGCAGGCATGTTTGGCATGACAACTCCTCAAGAAGCTCAGGCTAAAAAAATTCAGGAGATGGCTAGTGTTATTGACTGGAATGCTCCAGAAGATTTAAATCAGTTTGCTATGGCATTGAATGATATGGGCATGACTAAGCAGGCTATTCAGGTTCTTGAGAAACGTCAAGGCGTTATCAACCAACAGAATGCTGATGCTGATCGTGCTGAGAAGAAAGCTAAGGGTGACATCCGTAGACGTACAACTACAATACCAGTGTCTGTTCCTATATGGGATACTAAGAAAACTAAGATTGTTGGTTACAAGAAAGAGATGCAGACAGTATCTTGGGATCAGACTTGGGATGCAGCGTCTCAGAAATGGTTACCTGAGAATCCTCCTATGGAAGGTAATGCTGATGCTGGTGGTGCTATTGCAGATAATCCTGCAGTACGTATGCCAGCAGGCCAGAAGAAAGTTGTAACAGATCCAATGACAGGTAAAGAAGTAACGCTTGACACTAACGTTATGGTAAACTCTAAAAACAAACCTGTGTTAGATATGCCTATGATTCAAGGCTTACGTAACTGGTGGAACAACTTTTAACCGACCGAGGTAATAATGGAATACGTTAAGATACCTGCGCCTGCAGGATTAGAAGATGTGTTCCCAGATGGAATAGAGGTTCGCAAGGATCTCTATGACTCTGGAGATCAAGAAGCAATCAACCAAGCTATCATTGGCTTAGGTGGTGAAGTTATTCCAATGTCTGCTATGAACAGACGCTTACAGTTTGCTAAAGGTTTTACTGATACTGGACGTGGCTTAGCTGAGGCTGCAGGAATAATTGAGCAAGATCAGTCACAAGAAATGCGTGATCGTATGATCCGTGAAGGTGATTTAGGTGCTCAAGCTGCATACCTTGCTGGCGCTGTGGCTGAGTTTATTCCAGCAACTGCAATCAAGGCTATCACTCTACCATTCAAAGCAGTTCAATCCCCTGTGCTACGTACAGCACTAGAGTTTGGTGCTATTGGTACTGCAATCGGTGCATCTCAGCCAGTATATGAACAGCTAGGTGATGATCGTATTCGTAATGCCATGACTGCTGGTGGTCTTGGTGTTGGTCTTGGTGGTGCTGTCGGTAAACTTATGACAATGCTGGGTGCTAAGACTGAAGCAGAGTTCTTGTCTAAATGGGAACAAGCTACTCCAGAACAGCGCCTTGAACTTGAGCAGATGGTTGATGAGGCTATCCCTCTTGAGTCTCGTGAAGCTCAGATGGCTCGTAAGAGTTCAGAGAATGCTGCGGCTGCTGAGGCTGATCTAGCTAAGCAGGCTGAAGTAGAAGCTATCAAGAAGCAAGGTGATATTGCTGAAGCTGCTCGTAAAGATGCAGAGTTTGGTGCTCAGGTTGAGAAAGACTTTGCTGCAAACCTTGCGGAACAGCGTCGTCTAACAGACAACATGAACATGCGTGATGTCATTGACGAAGCTAACGCAGCACGTATGGATGAGTACAACAAAGCTCTTGCTGAGATTGGTACAGGATTAAAGTCTGATCGTTTGAAAGAACTTGAGACTACAATGAAAAGTATCATTGCTCCTAAAAAACCTGAAGAGTATGCCAACCAGATCAAGAGTCTTAAAGCAAAGGTAAACTACTGGCAGAAACAGCTAGAAGAACTTGTTGCTGGTAAGCGCAAGACAGGTACAGGCGGGCGTACTGGTACTCAGGTACGTGAAGAACGTCTACGTGCTAAGCAGGATTTGGAAACACTCCAGACAATCCAGAAGCGTGCAGCAGAACGTGAGTCTGCAGTGAAGGAATACGTTCAGCTTAAGTATCATGGTAAGTCTGATGTTGTTGATCAGCGTATGGCTGAAGCAGCAGCTAAACTAGATAAGCCAGTCATGAACGAAGCACCACAGATTCCACCTCGTCAGCCTGAACCAGCTCCAGAAGCTGCAGCACCGCTTGATCTTCAGATCCCACAGCAGTTACGTAGAAATGTTAATACTCCACGCAATGCAGCAGGTACTGTTGAGAGTGTAGGCGGTATAAGACAGAAGGCTGTTAACCGTCAGGAGTATGAAGCACAGCAGAAAGCACAGCAACAAGCTCAAGCTGCTCAGCAACAGGCATACAATCAGGCGCAGCAGGCTCGCTTTGGAGGCACAGGCAACGTTCCTCCTGCAGGTGGTGCTACCCCACAGGGTGCAACTAACGTCCCACCACAGGGCGCACAGGCAGCCTCAGGTAAACAAGGTAAATTTGCTGAAGGCTTGGATCAATTCTTTGGTTCAGTGTCTACACGTCTAGGTAACATCAGTCAGGATATTCTTGGCCGTGCTCGTAGACTTGAGTTCAACATCAGCACTAAGAATGGAGAGCACATAGCACGTATTGAACCATTCTTGAAACACCTTAGCCAGCGCATTCCGACACACATGCGTGAAGATGTTGCCATGAAGTTATTCAATGGTGAACATGCTGCGGTTATGAAGATGCTACCACCTGAGATGCGTAAAGAGTTCTATGAAGTTAAGAAAGTATTGGAAGAGTTCAAGGATGAGTTTAAAGACTTGGGTATTGACTTCCACTACATCCCTAACTACTTCCCTCGTCGTGTGAAGGATCTCGATGGATTGCTTGAGCACTTAGGTAAGCAGAAGGCTGGTCTATTTGATGAGGCTCTTAACGTTTATGCTAAGAAGAATGGCATTGATAACGTAAACAAGATACCAGAAGATATTAGAACTGATATCCTAGATCAAGTTATCCGTGGTGTATTCCGTAAGGGTGACACTGCGATTATGCCTAACGCTAAGCAGCGTACTATTAGTCGTATCACTGATCCTGAGTTGTTGAAGTACTATGATGATCCAGCTACATCGCTATCATACTACATTCAGAACTCACGCAATGCTATTGAGAAAGCGAAGTTCTTTGGGCGTACTGGTGTAAGTAAAACTTCTACTGGTGCTGTGGACACAGAGAAATCTATTGGTCACTTGATTGCTAAGATTGCAGCAACAGGTAACCTCACACCGCAGCAGCAGCGTCAGCTACACTCAATGCTACGTTCTCGTTTTACTCAAGGTGAGCAAGCGCCTAATAAGTTCTTCTCAACTGGACGTGACTTAGGATACATGGGTACTATAGGTAACCCTATCTCAGCATTGACTCAGCTAGGGGATATTGGTGTATCTCTATACCGTAATGGTATTGCTGAGACAATTGGTTCATTGTTTGGTAAACGTGACTACACTGCAATGGAGATGGGTATTGAACATACTATTGCACATGAGTTACAGAACGAACGCTTAACATCTAAAGCATTGAACAAACTGTTTACTGCTACTGGTTTCCGAGCAGTTGATAACATTGGTAAGTCTACGTTGATGACGGCAGCTATCAAGAAAAATCAGAAGCTAGTTAAAACAAAAGCAGGTGAGGCTAAGTTCCGTGAGCGTTGGCAGGGCATATTCGGTGATGATATTGATAGTGTGATCACTGACCTGAAGATGGGTAACAAGACAGAGAACACTAAGTTCTTAGCATTCAATGAACTGTCTGATGTTCAACCGATCTCTCTACTGGAGATGCCACAGAAATACCTTGATGCTCCTAACGGACGTGTGCTGTACATGCTTAAGTCTTTCACATTGAAACAGATTGACTTGGTACGTAGGGACATTGTTCAGGAAGCTGCGAAGGGTAACGTTGGCACAGCTACTAAGAACGCTTTCTTATTAGCAAGTTTCCTAGCTGCAGCAGGTGTACCTGTTGGTATTGTTAAGGATTGGTTGCGCGGAAGAGATGTTGATATGTCAGTAGAGGGTCTGACTGATCGCGCTATGTGGTCTGTACTTGGTGTGTTTGGTATGAACCAGTATGTTACTGATCGTTACTTAGCGAGAGGTGATATAATGGGTGCGCTTCAGAATATGGCTACACCGGCAGCACCATTAGTAGATGCAGCAGGGCAGACAGTGAAGCAGTTAACTAAGGATGAGCAGGCTGACTGGTCTAAGGTAATCAATGAAGTACCTTCGATCAAATCAACCAAGCAAATCCTAGATAACTTCTGGCTGGGAGGAGATGAAAACTAATCCATCTCACTAGGCGGGTTAAGAGATACGGTGATGTTTCCATGAGCAACGTCATAGCAAGCGTCACCGTATCCTGCTTCATATCCTAGCTTAGCTGCCTTCTCCCATGTGTACCACAGCGCACCGGCAAACACAGCAAGAATAATTACTACTGCTTCTTGTGTAAATTGAATCAATGTAATCCCTCCTTGTTCATCGGACGTGCTGTGATTAGACTGTCCGTAATTAACATCAGTGATGTCTGCATGAAGATGGTGTACTCTGACATCAGAGCAATCAGATCAGCAGGATCTACCACATCCTTAAGTGCTTCAAGAAACTCTTCACTGCTACCTTCCATAGCACCGTACAGTTCGGTTACTACTACATCAAAGCTACTGTACTCAGCCATTGTTCTTCCTCTTGTGCTTGTTAATCCAGTATCCATAACCCCAGCGATTGCTAGGGTATGAACTCATTGGTCTACGTATGTTCTTAGTGTGGAATCTAGTGACAAGATATACTGTCTGATACCTAATGGGTTTGAATGAACCGCCAGCACGTAGCTTCCAGTACAGCTTACTTCGTCTCACGTTCTTCAATCCACTGCTTCATGATAGACTCAGGCGTGACACCAGTAGCTCCTGCAACAATCATCCATAGGATGCCTTGCTCAGTACAGATTCTACGTTCTGATTCTGTCATGTCGAAGGTGTAAGTAGCTGACCCGTCTTCGTGTTCTACTTCGTCTACAACTCTCATCGCCCTCTCCCACAGTCTATCTTGTGTTGACCATTTGACAACGTGCATTCAGGACAGATATCGTACAATCGGTACATACGGTCTATGCCTTCTTGTATTCCTGCTTCGTATGCGGCTTCAGCTTTACTATACCGTGATCTAATATCTTCTTTTCGTGTGGCTATGTCAGCCTCCCACCATTCTTCAAATGTCATCGCTCTTCCTTCTGTAGTGTGCAATATTCTGCTCACTATGTACCATATTGTGCCATAATGAGCAGATATAGTGTCACTATAGCTTGTCTCTCAAATTGTGTTAAATATGATTAACAAAGTAGGTTGTTTGTATACTAAAGCTTACAAGCTCCGCCTGCACAGCCATCGTCTTCGTCGAAGTCTACTTCTAATAACTCAAGACGTTCAAGCTCATTGGCAATAGCACCCATTAGTTGAATGTTACTACTGTTAGCCTCTTCTAGGCACAAGAATATTTCAGTTAGTTCGTCTTTACTCAGTTCCACCAGTCTTACCCTCACAAAGAATACTCGCCTGATTAGGCTTTAACTTCCACTTACTGTACTTCTTGCAGTCAGGACACATCCGCTTATCAATGGAAGAGAGCAGAATCATACTGCCCTCATAGCCACAGTGCCTACACTTACTGTTGTTCATCGCTGTCTTTCACGAACTCTTTATGATACTTTGTTCTAAACTTAGTCACCATATTAAGAGCATCTTCAATAGTATCTATGTTACCTACCCTGTACACTACACCATTAACAACTGTTTGTAAACGGTACTTAGTAATGCCATCGTACTCCCAGTCAACGTATATATTCTTAGGCAGCCCAGATTGTTTTCCCTTCTTGCCTCTAGCATTTATAGAGTTTTGACTAGGTGTAGCTAAGCGTAGATTCTCAATGCGGTTGTCAAGAGGATTACCGTTGATGTGATCTATAACCTTACCTTCAGGAATCTCACCGTTATGTAGCATCCATACTGCACGATGTACTCCTAACTGATTAGGTAGTAGATCAGACTTGATCCACTTGTAGCCTTTATTCAGTGTCCCGACTGGGCGGTTATGCTGCAATCCTCTACGTGTAATCTTCCACCATAAGTTACCATCACGGTAAGTGAATAGATCATGCAGTAGATTAATCACAGTGCTCATCCTTCTGAAACACGCCATCTACCATCTTACCTGTACGCTTGGCAATAACACCATACGCTTCAACAAGACAGTTGTATGCTGACATGTTGTTAAGGTAGGCTAGGATTGTTAGGACAACTTGGATGTCACCGATAGCATCAGCAATCTCCTTGATGTCTTTCTTAGCAATAGCCTCTTCTAGTTCAGCTACTTCTTCGTGCAGCTTCAGCATCTGCCCTTCAATCGTACCGTTGCGTAGGATGTTACGGTCACGTGCCCAGTTTAGAATTAATGTTTCCATGTTATAGCTCATCTTCTTCATCCGATTCGTACATAGCATCGTCACTAAATACATCGTCAAGTTCTAGGTCGTCTTCAAGATAGTCACGCTTCTCTTCGACAACATCTTCAAAGCGGTCTACGATCTGACCACTGTTAATATCAAGCAGTTCAAGGAGTATGGTCTCCTCAATCTGCTTCAGTCTTTCACACAGTTCAGTGAATGTCATACATGATCCAGCATTTTAGCAAGGTAATGGTACGCCTTTTCTAAATCCTGCCTGCCTCCTTTGTCCTGCCAGCGACTCATGTACTTTATCACATTGCCCCAGAGGTAGCCAGTGAATTGCTCCTCGGTCATGATGTTTTCCATGTACTCCCAAGGTTGAATAGCCTTGCTAGTGTAGTGCTCACCACCAATCTGATGACGGTCAGGGAAGAATGAAGGATCTTTCTCTAGTGAATCCCACTCTCCATCCATGTATGTATCAGGGTTAGCCATGTGGTTTTCTTCAAAGTAGTTATTCATACTTGTTCCTCAATGCTTGAATGCTTATAGGTTGTTCATTAAATGATCCATTGTTAACATCATGGAACATCCAGACACCTGCCCAGCTTCCATTAGTTTGATGTGTTAGGTAGTCTTCAGCATGTTGATAGAAGATACCAGCAAATAAACCAGTGACATGATCGCCATTGGCCTTACGTGCATATGCTATCTCTCTATCCTGTACATGTCCCATGACACACGACATCATCTTCTTCTGCAGCATTAACTTTGCACTGCTTACGGGTCTGCCCATAACTCCAGAAGTAAAGTAGTGGCTATAACAGATCCCATCAATAACCACAGGTGCAAGAAAGTCATGAACTTCCCATCCAAACTCAACAAGTTTAAGGTCATGGTATCCAATCAATCCCTCCAGCTTAGCGTCAGATTCAACGGCACGTTCAATGCGTTGTTCGTGATTTCCTAGCAGGAACACCATGCGTGGTCGCCACTGCTTCTTCTTGTTATCACGTAGTCTGCATTGCTCATCAATGATAGGTCGCAGGAATGCTTTCATCCCATTGATACCTGCTTGAATGTCATCAGCGTAGCGTCTACCTTCAAAGGATTTCTTGCCTACATCGTAGACAGATAGGGACGGCATGTCCCAGTGATCGCCTAGGTGTATGATGACATCTGGTTTCTTTTCAGCAGCATATAATCCAGCCCAGCGCAGATGCTCAACCGTACCATTAGGCTTCACTTGCGTGTCCGGAATGACCATATGTTTAGTCACTTCTTGTTCCTCATTTTATGGCATTCAACACACTGTCTTGTGCTAGTATAACGTAATCCGTTATGTCCATACTTACATGGACGTGAGGTGTAGAACTCATCTCCACGCTCCTTAGCTTCGTAGTGTGCGCCTCTGTTTAATGCTGGCTTACCTTGATGAGACTTAGAGATATTACTCTTATGCTCTTCGGTAAACTGTATTCCTTTCCTAGCTGCTGCTATGTTAGCGTTATGCTTAGAAGTGTTAGGTTTCTGTAACTTAGCAATTGTTTCTGAAGAATGCTCCTCAGGTGGGATAAACTTAATGGCACCGATGTTACCGTTGTACCATAGTCTCTCACCTTCTTCATCACGTGCTGTAAGTACATCGAACTTATGCTGATAGTTACATTCGTAGTAAACGACATTACCTCTTGTAAGGTACTGCTTGAATATCTCAAATGTGAAGTTCTCTTTTCCAAGGGTTTTGATATCTTCATTGAGTGGCTTGCAAGAACCTGTGTATTTACGCCAGTTAGACTCTTTTAGTTTCTTGCGCTTGCGATATGTATGGTAGAACTTTCGTCCAATGTACTTCTTACCAGTGATGTTATTGGTAATGATATACAGGAATCCATAGTACATATCAGGATCAGGTGTTAAACCTATCCAGTGATGGTCTTGGCTTTGCATTTGATTACCATATCGTTACCTGTACCGTCATGCAGTACGAAGGTAATATCATTTTTAAAACCAACACGGTCATCGTGTAGGAATGCAGCGAAGTCTGTGACAACATCCTGCAGCATCATGCTTCTTGCTCTGTAGACGGTGGTGTCTGTTCCATCGTCATGTTCAAAGAGGAAGGTGTAGGTGTAGGTGCTTCCGTAGTCGGTGGCATCCATAGTTCATTCTCCTTGCGTCTAAGGTAGAGGAGTCGCCCATTCTCTACTGCTCTGTCGTAGCCTAAATGTTCAACACATACAGCAAACATATCCTCTTCCGTGACCTTGGTTGATAATAGTTTGTGTGCTTTGACAGGACCAATACCTTTAACACCAATGATGTTATCAATACGGTCGCCTGTTAAGAACTGACAGTAGAAATTGAGCAACCCCTCTTCAGCAGTGACGTAGTACAGATCGTTCTTTACAAAGTTGTAATGCCATCCCTGTACTTGATCAAAGTCTTTATCTAAAGAAACAATGATTGATTCGTCACCTAGTTCGGTAGCACGGATAGCAATAGCATCATCTGCTTCCTGTCCTTCTGCTACGAGTGCGTCCCACTTTTCAATGAGGAACTGACGTAGTGTTTTTATATGGACAGGTTTTGGTTTGTTAGTACGGTTGCCTTTGTAAGGAACAGTAACAGCATACTCATCACGGAAGTTACCTTTACCTGTTAGGTGAAGCTCCCATGAACTGAACTTGCGATTACTTACAAGGTCGGTAACAAACTTATCCATCGTCTTAATGGCAGTGCCTGCGCTTTCATTGTCACAGGCAAAGCCAATACGATAGCACAGAATGTC